ATACCTTACACTAATACCATTTGTTTGTTGTAATAAATTATTTGAAATATCATATACTCTAAATTCGATAACATCATTTTTAGACATTCCGAAATCAGTAATATTCTTAGCTCCGGTTTTGAATATCGTTAAATCTTTTGAATCAACTAATTGTGCAGTTGAATCTAAATTAAGATTAATGTTTTCAATATTTTTAAAATCTTTTATTGCCATAATTTATTATTCGTATGAGTGTACTTTTATTTTCCAATTTTTATCTTCGGTTTTTCCGTTCGGGTCAATATCTTTTACTGTAATTTTTAATACTTCTTCATAATCTCTTTGCGATTTTCCTAACCCCGTCCAACCTCTAGTTCCACTTGGTACTTTACTTTGAATTGGTTTATCAAATGTAATTCTTTTTGTTGCATTTGCTTTTAAATTAAATGGAGATTCTATTGTAAAAAACGTTTGAGATATGGTTACTAATATATCCTTAGGCCCAGCTACTATATCAACATAATTACTACTCCACGCGGCTGCGTATTTTGGTGGACCTTCTACTTTAGCACCTTTTGCAACTAAATTTAAATCAAGTGCATATCCCAAACTTCCATTTTTAGAAGGGTCACCTTTTTCAAAAACAATTGTAGATAATTCACCGGTTGAAACACCGCCGGCTGCAACCGCCTGTGATTTAGCACTTAATTGTTGTTGTGCTATTTGTAATGTTGCGTTTGCCTGAGCCAATAAATTATTTAATGTATCAATCTGTTTAATTAATGCATTCTTTTGTGCAGATAAACCATTATTTTCTGCTTCTAATGCTACCTTTTCAGTTGCTTCATTAATTGCTTTAGTTAATGATGTTGTAAGGTTACTTCTTAAATCAACAACCGTAGTTTGTATTGATTGTATATTATTATCTGATTTAGCTTCTTTTAATTTCAATGCATCATTTTCTAAAACCAAAGAAGAACTATCTGCTGTTTTTATTGCTAATTCGGATGATAAATCATCAATAGTAATATTTAGAATTTCAATTTCTGCCTGCAAATCTTCATTTAACTGAACTTCTGCATCATATATTGGTTTGGGAACTAAGTTTAGATTAACATCAGGTAAAGGTTTAATTAATTCCGTAACTCTTAAATCAACGGATTTGGCTAATTCACTTTTGTTGTACTTATCTACATATAATTTAGTAGATACACTAATGTTAGTGTCATCAGAAAGATTTATATATTTTGTTTCGTTCGCCATTATTATTCATAAATATCAAAACTACCAATTTCGAAAATTTCTTCGTTATTGGTATCAATTGATTTTACAAATAATGTGTAATTTCTACCGATAGGCCAATTGGTAAAGTTTAGGTTAATCATATTGTTACGCAACCCCCTCAATACTTTTGTATTAGGTGAGTAATTTATAATAAACTCTTTTGTTAATGTATCCATTACTGCGTAATAGGCCTCATTTGGCAGATAGTATTTAACTTGATATGCAAATGTACTATTGAATTGTTTAATAGGGTATAACTCTCTCGCATCCACCTTTACGGATACTTTCTGACCTTTTGTATAAGAGTCTTTCAAATTTGGTGAATAACAACGATACACTACATCATAACTACTACTAGCTGCAAAATTTGTAATATCAATTAGTGAACCACTTGTATTGGTTTCAGGATATGTTATTACTAATTTTGGTTGGTATATTGTATTTGTTTCTTTTGAAAAGAATTTAATAGTTCCATAATCAATATCATCTAATTCTTTATTACTTGGAAATTTAAGAATGAAGCCATTATTTCCTATACTACCACTATTCCATTTTTTTACAAATTGGGTTACATCTAAATTAATATCTTCTAATGTATAACTAAACGATTGTGTTGCTACCGAAGCTGTATACCAACTACCACCTCTACCATCCCAACTTCCAGTTACACCTAAGCCATATGATGCGGTAACACCATTCATTGTAGTATACCAATTGGTTGTAGTATCATCACCATTTCTATAAATCCAAGTTGCACCATTTGTAGTAAGGTTATCAAAACGAGTACCAGTACCCATTTCCCAACTTCCACTTATAGGATATGCTTCAATTGTAAAATTAGCAGCTAATTCCTCTGCTTTAGTTATCTTTAATTGTAATGATGCGGTGAATGAACTACTTGCTATTGTACCATTTGCTATACTTTTAGATATTTCCGTAGTATCAAACTGAATTAATACTCTACTATTATCTCTGGTATCACCATAGTACACTTTAGAAATTTCCAATACTTCATCTATACCAGTATTTTGGTAAGGTTGTTGTAAGTATATAGTTGCATCTTTTGATGCCGTATAAAATAGTACCATTATAATGCTCTCCCCTTAATATCTTTGTTTGGATATTTAATTTCAAATATAGAAGGGTCTAATGATGGATAAACAATCTTATTTCTAGTTGCTTCTATAATGTTGTACGAATATTGTGAATAGGTTAATCCAGTTGAATCTGCTAAATTTACTATTTCTACTTTAGGAACGGATGAAACCCCATCTACATTTGCCAATTCTAATTCTAATTCACTTAAATTAATTGATTGATTCATTTTCCATTTATTAATATCAAAATAGTTAGTTACTACTTGTACACATTTCAATACAACTTCTCTTTTGTTATAATTAGCAAAAACAGTTATATCAAAGTTTACACCAATATTAACAATATAACCATCAATTAAATTAATAGCATCTGTCAATAATCTATATTCTTCTAAATATGTTTTTAAGTTTTGTTTTACGGTTGCATTTAACGTTGTTAATTTATTATTAGAATCATATCCTAACAAATACATATTAATTGCAAATGGATTACTTTCCACTGCAAAAGTTTGTTTTGTTTTTAAGAATGTATCTAATGCTAAAGTAATTTCATCATCAGTTGAAGTCTTTAATGATTTAACTAAATTAGTAAAATCTTTTTTAACCGATGGATTTCTTAGCACTTGTTGTGCTGCATTTGTATCAATTGAACCATCTTGTTCTACATATACTTTTGCAACACCACCAAACATAGTATCCATTGCTAATGCTCTTACTTCATAATCTTTTTTAGTTACCGCTCTATTTTGTGCACCATGAGTAGCAATTGCATTTTCTCTAATTTCTTCAATTGTTTCAAACCCTTTACCACCAGTTGCTGGCTCTATATTTTCTACAACTAAAGAACGTCTAGCTTCATTATATACCGGAAAATTAATTTCAGTAAATGCTAATATATCATCGTTAAATGAAACTGCTTTTATTTTAGTTAAATCACCCTGTGGTACATTTGATTGAATACCACCACCTGCTAAATAATTAACTGTTAATGTTGTTTGTGCTGGTGCAATACCATATGTATTTGTTTTCAAAAAGTTAGAAGGGTCAAATGATTCACCCATTCTATTAATTGAATTGTTTAATCCTAATCCTACGTTTTTTGTATTTGGAATTAATAATTCATCAGGTGTAGATTCATTTCCACTACCAAATCTTAATTCAATAGTTTGCTCATCTACTAAACGAGTTGTGAATCTTTTATTTGTTTGTTGTAACTTTAAAATATATTTTGGTGAATTAGCGGTTGCTAATAGTGGTTCGTTGTAAGCTTCGTTTGGTGATTTAATATACACCATTTCTTGTGCCAAATATGGAACTTCATAATATGTAGTATCATCACTATCTTTAACACTTTCTATCTTAATAAAATTAGTAGATGTAAGTCTAAAAGTTGGATTTGGTTTAAATTCACCAACATCAAACGTTTGTGTATATCTAGTTGCACTTATTGCTGATACTTTTTTTGTAATCAAATAAGTTATAGGATTGTTACTAGCATCAACTGTAAATACACTTACTTCTCTATTATTAGAATCTGCAAAATCTACAAAATCTGTTGTTAAAAATTCTACATTTTGATTAGAATTAGAACCCACCAGCATCCCCTCATTTATTTTTAATGCATAATCAAAATCAGGTTCATAGTTAACACTCGTACCATTACTTGACACATATTTAGATGGTAATGTTTGATACAATGTTAACGTAACACTCGCAGGAGTAGAAATCTTTGGTTTATATCCTAAGTTTTGTGCTAATTGATAAATGTTATTTTTATTACTTGCTAAGTTAATAAATGATTCTTTTAATTGTGCATCGGTATAATATGAAAGAATATCTCCAACATATGCCGCTTGTTCAATGAACATCATACCAGGTGATGCTTCACTAAAATCATTATAAGTGTTACTATAATATGTTTTAGTAAATTCAATTAATGCTTGTCTTAGGGATGCAAAATCTCTATTAAGATATTTAATATCTTTTTTATTTGTTGCCCAACTTTTATCGATAGGTTTTAATGCCATTTTATATTACTATATTTAATTGTTCTAATATTTGTGAATTAGAATATTTCAAACTATATTTTAATTCTAAATCTATTCTATTTCTATCTTTCAATGTATTATCTACATCATACACTATACTTTCAACTGTAACATATGGCATCCAAGTATTGATTGCTTCGGTAATATTATCCTCTATAAACGAATCTAACGTTTGAGTAATTGGTTCAAATAAACATTTTCTTAAATCAGAACCAAAATTAGGTTGCATTACCCTTTCACCTTTTTGGGTTAATAGTAATGATTTAATATTAGATTTAATTTGGTCTTTAGTTGTATAAGACACTTCAAAGTATCCGTTGTTTCCTTTCCTTAACGGAAGTGTAACACCAACACTTTTATCTTGTTCATCTACTAAAAACTTTTTTTCTAATATTCTAGCCATTTATATTACCCTTTATTGAATTTTTTAACCAATTGAGAATAATCTCTCGTCATTGCTTTCATAACTGATTGTGCTGCTTCAGGATTTCTCCTAGCTGCCATAGCCATCTTATGTTCTAATGGAATACCACCTTCTTCTTGTCCTTGTAAATAAGAACCATATTCTGATTGAGTGCCACCCATTGTAGGTTCAGGTTGTGAATATTCTCTAAAATTATCACCATATCCTAAATCAGCTGGAGATATCATAGGTCTTGCTGCCTGTGGTCTTTGTCCGTATTGGATTGTACCATAGC